CCGCCTCCGCCACCATAGCCCGTAGCGTTGCCACCGTTAACTCCACCGTTGCCACCAGAACCACCGTAGCCCCACACGGAAAAGCCACCTACGCCGCCGCCGCCACGGCTAACTGTGGTCGTGGTGTTTCCTGTTCCCCATGCAGTTGCAGAAACTGTTGAGTTGGAGGAGATCATTGGAAAGCTAGTAACGACTGTTGATGTTCCACCGTTAGCTCCCGCAGTTGTTACTGTAGTGGAAGCTCCTCCCCCGCCTGTCCCTCTGACTGCGGGGTAAATAAAAGGATACGTCGAAAGCCGCCCAGTTGATGCCCCTACGGTGGGAGTTGCAGCCGATGTTCCTCCCGCCATTGCTGGCGCTGCGTTTGATCCCGGTGCGTTTCCACCTACTGTGCCAGATGCCTGACCTTGACCATCCGTTCGCGTGGTTGTGTTAGCTCCGCCGCCAAACAGTTTGAAGGTTGTGCCCTCGCCCCACGGAATAAAGTACAGCCCAGAGACAGTCGTGTCCCCGCCATTGGTAGCACCCGTCGTAGGCGTGCCGCCAGTGCCACCTGCGCCGAGCGTAATTGTCAGAGATGCTCCGGGTGTCACAAATACCGGCGCATAAATCATCGACAGTCCGGGGCCACCCCCGCCCCCGCCGCCGGTAGAGGTCGCATTGTTTGTTCCGCCCGTACCGCCACTTCCGCCACCCACGCCAGAGATCATAAGCATGCGAACGCCTTCCGGAACAACCCACGTCCAAGGGCCTGCCCCAGAATTAACGACGATGCCGTCTTGCGTGACGCCGGTGCCGTCTTTGAACTCAACCACGTGCTGTTTTTGATTAGGACCGCCAAGCATTAGTCAGCGCTCCAGTAAAAAATTCCAATATAGCCATCTGAACCGCTCCCCCCTGTTGCGTTATATCCGCCTGCTCCACCGCCACCAGCGCCGTATCCCGTGGCATCGCTACCATTGGTCGCCGCGTTGCCGCCATTACCGCCATATCCGATGATTGATGATCCCCCAAGTCCACCGCCACTACGAGAGAGTGTGCCTGTTTGATCTCCCGTGCCCGCTGTTGGTGTTTGTAAAAACATCGAATGAAGCCACGACGTTGCAGGGTTCAAACCCCCTGATGCGCCCGCAGTAGCCCCGTTTGTACTGGCTGCGCCACAACTTGATCCACCGGCAGCTAAAACATATCCTCCGAGGATCGGAGCAAAGTATCCTATTCCGTTTGGGTTTCCGACAGCTGGGGTAGCAGCATTGGCTGGAGGTGTACCTCCAACTCCTAAAGTGTAACCAGAGTTAGCCCCGTTGCCCCCAGTGGTGGCTGATAAAACCGCGTTGCTGCCGCCGCCTTTAAGGTCAAGCGTAGTGGTGTTGTCGAAAGGTGATAACACAAGGTTTGTGATAGTGCTTGCGCCGCCCGATACCGTAGCCGCTCCTTTAGCGCCCACCGTGACCGTAAGGTTTGCCCCGGGGGAAACAGCACACTCTAAAAAAATAGCCCCTACCCCAGACCCCCCGCCACCATTGCCGCGCGCGCTAGGAGTGGACGGAGACCCTGAACTTCCACCACCGCCGCCTGCGCCAACTCCGGTGACGAAAATAGTAGCAACATCCTTCGGGACAACCCACGTCCACGGACCGTTGGTCGAGGTGCCGTCTACTACGCCGTCCAGCTTGACACCCGTGCCACGGATGAATTCGACGTAGTGCTGTCTAACTACAGGACCGCCCAGCGCCACGATCAGTACCCCAAAATCTGGTCAGCGTCAGCTTGGGTGATGAGCCCCTGCTGAACCATGTAATTCACGAGGCGAACCGTATCAGGGTCGTCTAGGCGCACCTCTTCCGCCAATGCCAGCAGCTCATTCCCATCAATAATCACGGGGTCTTGGCTGGCGCGAATGGCGATGCGCTGTTCGGGCGTGAACCGACGCAGGAACTCAAGCCGCGTAATGGGCTCTGGAGGACGAACAACGGGCGGCGGATGGCTAAAGTTGGTGCCGTCGTAGAGATCGCCGGGTCCGTACTCGCGCAAAGCGTCCGTGCGCTCGATACAGATGTGATCGGGGTAGAACTGCTCTGCACGCTCTACGCTGTCTGCGGCGATGCAGTTATCGACTACGCCATCTTTGATAAGCAATACGTCCATTGATTACACCAACGTGAACATGGTGCCCGGTGAGGCGTTGTTAAACTTCAGAGTAAAGGTCTCGCCTGCGCCGACCGATAGTGCGGAGCCGTAATCGAACCAGGCGATTAGCGCATCCGCAGGCGATGTTGAACTGTCGTTGTACAGTACGGCATACCGGAAAGGACCGAAGCCCGACCCCGAACCCGTCCATACGATCTCGGTGCCGCTCACCGTCGTGGTGCCAGATGCCTCAACAACTGTTACTGTCGTCGTCTCGCCGCCGGTCGTGTAGCCGCCGCCATTCGCGATCTGCGTGATGTCGGTCAGGATGGTATTTGTCGCAACCGGCGCGCTGTTGGTTAGCACGACCTTGAACGTGTTGGCGTCAAAGTCATGCACTCCGCGCACAAGCTGTTCGGAGAAGTCGTTAAATTTGTTCCAGGCGCTTGTCGCCATCAGCCCACCTCAACGCCGACGATGCGGCCTTTCTCGCGCACGATGCGCTTCGGCCTTGAGATTGCCGCAATCGCGGCGTCTGCGTTCTTCTTGTTGGCTTCTACCAACGCCTTGATGGCGGTCTGGATCTCGTTGCTGGCGCTTACGAGCTGTTCGGCAGCGTCCTTGATAAACGTCTCGGCCGCCTTAAGTTCGCGCATCTGTTCGTTTGTTTCGATCACAATCTGAGTTTCTCCCGCTGCCTTTTGGGCCGCGTTGAACTTCATGGCGGTGTCGATGCGCAGGTTCTCGAGCTCGAGTAGCCGCTTCTCGCGTTCGATTTCGTCCTCCTCGTCCTCTTCCTTCTCCATCTCCGGCCCCTCCCCTACCGCGATCATCAGCGCAGGCGGGCGTTCGGAAGGCATTGCAGGAGCAGGGGAGGGCGCCACACCTTGCAGCTTGGCCAGCTCCGTAGCCGTCTTGGCCTGCGTCAGCTCGGCGTCGGCGATGGTATTGAGCACGTCCGCGCGCGCCTTCTCTGCCTTCGCCACCGCCTCCTCGGCTGCGGCTTGCAGGTAGATCGCGTTCGGATCGGCGGGCTGTTCCTGGCCTGCGAGCGCCGCCATCTCCTCGAGTTCGGTCTCGGTCGGCTTGACGACGCCCATGCTGACCAGTCGCTTGCGGAAGAAGTCGCGCACGTCGGCGATGCCGTCGGCTTCCATGTTCATCATCGAGAGCGCTTGCAAGACCTGCTGCGTCTCGGGGTCAGACGTGATCGACATCATGCCGGTGAGGGCGCGCACGGTCGCCGCCTTCTGGCTGGAGCTGGACGGGCCGACATCCGCCACCACGTCGAACTTCGCGCGGGAGAGGTCGTTGTCGAGTTCGAGACGCCCCGTCTCCTCGTCCACCCGCGGGCGCATGAGGACAACCTGCTGCATCTCGTTGGCGGAGTCGACGCCCTTCATGGCGCGGTCCTCCTCGACGTAGACCTCCTGCGCCATCGACAGCCAGATCTCGCCGCAGCGCTTCATCGCCTTGGCGAAGTTCGAGACGTAGATAAACGTCTGGTTGTCCAGCCGCTGCTGGATCATCTCCACAGCTTTGCCCGAGATGTTCGAGACGATCTTGTCGCCTTCGTTCTGGTTGCCGAGGATGTCCTGCATGTCCACTTCGGTGAGCTGCAAGAGCGCGGCCATGGCGGGCGGAATCTGCGGGCTGCGGGTGTAGGCAACGGGACCGGCCGCCTGCTGGCTGCCATCGGGCGTCGTGATCGGGTTGATGAGCAGATAGGGATAATTCTTGAGGTTATCCTCCGCCCACTGGATCTGATGCCCTGCGACCTGCTCCGGCACCATGATCGGCTTCTCGACACTCGAGAGCGCCGAGATCTCGCCGAGCTTCGAGAGCTGCATGTTCTTGAGCCGCTGCGCGTCCTTCGCCAGGCGGACGTGGCCCATGCAACGCTCGACGTTATCAACAAACCAGCGCTTGCCGAAGACCGGCACGATGGGAATGCACGCGCCTGCGATGTAGCCGCAGTCCTCGAGCACGCGGCCGCCGGAGAGGATGTACTTATGCACGCGACGCTTCTTGATGCGCCGCTGACGTACCTCGGTCGATCCGATGGCGAGCAGCGTCGCCTCGAGCTCCTCGTCCGCGTCGAAGTCGGCTTGCGTGTACCGCTCCTCGTTGCCGCCGATGTCACGCCACATGCGCAACAGCTCGGATACTTCCTCGACGACGTAGTACTCGGCGACGTACACCACGTCGGGCGTATCCCAGTCGAACTCGGTCTGCTGGATCTCTTTCGGCCAGTCGGACGGGCTGTCGCCGTACTGCGCCGTATACGCTTTCCTCGTCATGGAGGACACGACGAAGCAGTGCTTCGCGTCCGCCTTGTCCTGGCGCTTGGAGTCGAGGTCAAAGAAAACGGACGAATCAGCGTCATAGATCGGCTCGATCATAATGCGCTGATGTTCGTTCTCGGGGTCGTACTCATCCTCGTAGCAGGTCCGCAGCCGCCAGGCGCCGAAGCCGCCGCCGACCGCCTCCTCGAAGGCGTTGTCGTAGGCCTCGTTTGCGACGCTATCCTGCTCGTCCGCACGGAACAGCATGTCGCAGGTATCAGCGAGACGGTCGTTGATCGCGCCGTCCTTGGCAACAAAGTCGACGGTGACGCGGCTGTTGCGGTACTCGTTGATGATGCGGATGACAGCGAGGTGAACCTTGTTGACCTCAAAGCGCGGCTTGTTCTCGAACTGGTAACCGAGCGGGCCTTCCCATTGCGCGCCGCTGATCGAGTAGAAGCGCCGATCCTGCAAGCATTGCAGCCGCTCGTCCCTCAGCGCCGACTGGATGTCGTCGAACTGCGACATCGCCTCTTGATGGAGCTTGTCGAGACGCTCGCTCTTTGTCATTCGGACCATTCGGTCACCATCGGTTGGCTATCGGAATCGGCGTCACCACGGCGGGCGTGGCTGAGACCTTCGCCCGGCGCACGCCCTCGAGCGCATATCGTAACGCATCAATGCAGTGATTGTCGCGGTCGGCGAGAGCAGCTAAGACCATGCCTGTCAATGGATCAGTTTTGTAGCTGTAGAGCGACAGCTCGTCGATCAGATGCTGGCAGCGCGGGTGCACGACGATATCGAAGCTCTTGAGCCACTCGACGCCTTCCTCCACCGACTTCGGCCCCTTCACCGCGGGCAGTATCTTCGGGAAGCCGTGCCGTCGCATGTGGCTGATCGTCTCGGGACGCGCCGAGTCCGCAATGATCGGCCAGCGCTCGGCGTCCGGCACCGTCATAAACAGATCGGGCGTCGACGTGATCTCGCAGCCGACCATATATGCCTCGTAATCGACGTACAACGTCCTCCCAGCGATGTAACAGCGCACAAGCACCGTAGGGTCGACTGCGAAGCCCCAGTCCGCCCCAAGCCGGTGTATCGCGTCTGGCGGGGCCTCGAACTCCTCGATGCGCCAGTTGCGGAACACGCGCGCCTCGCTGTTGGTCAGATACGACCCCATCCAGACGTGGCTGTACTTCTCGGGGTCGCGGGAGCGGTCGTATTCCATCTCCGCCTTCAGCTCATCCGGGAACCACGGGTTATCCGTGTAGTTCACCTCTCGGATGATCGAGTCGGGCGGAGGAACCTCACCGCGCAGCAGCGCGTCGACCGGATCGCTCGCCTGGTTCGGGTTCCAGGTAAACCAAAGCTCGGACCCGCCCTTTCGCATCGTCGGTCGCAGGAGGTCAAGACTGCGCTGGCTTAGGCTCTGCGCCTCCTCAACCCACGCGCAATCGTAGCCTTCGAGCGACTTGATGCTGTCCGCCGTGTGGTTCTGCATCCCCTGGAAAATAATCAAGCCGTCACCGTGCTTCGACTTTATGACCGACTCCTGAACCTCGAAGTAAGCGCCTGCGCCCATCTGCTCAATCTTCAGCTCGAGCAGGCGCTTGACCGACTGCGCCAGGCTCTTCTGCACCTCACGCACGCAGACCGTGCGCCGCCGCTGGTCCATCAGATGCGCCTCGACGACCATCTCGGCAAAGAAGTGCGACTTCCCAGATCCTCGCCCGCCATGCGCGCCCTTGTAGCGGGACGGTTGCAGGAACGGGAGGCCCCATTCGGGCGTTTGGATCTGAAGGGTTCTCAAAACAACCCCTGCTGACACGCCGCCGCCTCGGGGTCGGGCTCAACAATGCGCCGACGCGCGATCTCCAGGTACTCGGCCTCACGCTCAATGCCGATGAAGCAGAAGCCTTCTGCGACGGCAGCCTTGCCCGTGCTGCCAGAGCCCATGAATGGGTCGAGCACTACGCCACCGGGAGGCGTCACAAGTCGGCAGAGGTAGCGCATGAGGTCGGTGGGCTTGACCGTTGGATGGTTGTTATCGTCGCCTCGGTCCCGCTTGCTCGTCTTGGCGCAGTAGAAGAATCGGGCGGCAGAGCCTGTATCACCTCCATTACTTGTGCCTTTGAAAGCCTCCCATCCTGTTGACGCGCAAAATGTAGATGCTTTTCGTCCATGCTTATCGCCGCCACCACTCGTCGTCACCGGAAACAACTCCACCACCTCATCGCTGCCGTCGTGGATCAGGTTGGCGGGCCAGCGGCCAGAGTTTGTCTGCGAGTAAGATTCTGACGGGGGCAACCATCCATCGTCACGAAAGTTTGAACCAAAACCCTTGCCTCCAGATACTCGAGTAACAATCTTATCAGTCCCCACCCTGCACCCATCCACATTCAGCGCCCCCGTGCCATGCGCCAGCACGTTCTCGGCCACGGTGCCGGCCAGCGGCTTGCGGGCAACGGTGATCGGCTCCAGCGCGGGCTTGAGGGCGGTGCCCCAGCCTTGCCACTGGCGGGCGGTGTCTGTGGCGGGGGCGGTGAGCGGAGCGTCAACGCGAGGAGCCAACACCGACGCCTCAACGCGCACCATGTTCGGGCGGCTGTTGGGGTTCGGCCCGATCACCTCCCGTTCCGCCCCCGCCGCCTTGTCGATGGCCTTGCTCACATCCAGCGACTTGGGAAACCCCGACCCGTAAACCCACGCAATCATGTCGCGGATCTCGAACCCCGCATCCTCGATCCGCACCGCCATCCGATGCTGCGTCCGCGTGCCAGCAAACGCCAGCAGATGCCCGCCGGGCTTCAGCACGCGCAGGCATTCCTGCCAGACCTCGACGCTCGGCACGTCGTAATCCCACCGCTTGCCCATAAAAGCCAAGCCATACGGCGGGTCGGTCACAACGGCATCGACGGATGCGCTTGGCAGCGTCCGTAGCACGTCGAGACAGTCACCATGCAGCAAAGTGTGGCTCACTGCTTAATCACGCGCTCGATCTTCTGAATCGCCAGCGGTCCGCCGTCCTTGCCCGTCAGCTCTGCCTGCACCTGCGCGGGAATGATCTTGCCGAGCAGCGTCATGAACGCCTGCGGGTTTTCCCGCGCCTGTTGCATCAGGTACTCCGCCCCGCCGACGCCGTGAAACGCAATCTCGATACTCTGCTTGATCGTCTGCGTCAGCTTATTCGGCACGCCCTTCGGTCTGCCTGGGCCTGCGCCCATAGCCGCTGCGCCTGTTGGTTTCCGCTTGGTTTTTTTTACCTCGTCAGACACCGGAACCATCGTCCGCCACCTCAATCAATTTATCAAGATAATGGCGCGCCTTGTGTAAGTCCTGCACGCCGCCCTTGTCCTTCCATCTGGTCACATATTTTACAACATTGCCTTCAAAAAATCCGAGCCCGTTCGCCGCGATGAAGTCCCACGGCTGGACGACCTTGCCCTTGTAGTGATCCCCGCCGACCTGGCGGG